GGGCTGTTGTCGGTACTGATGACCGCCTTTCTGGCTCACCTCGCCGCAAAGGACAAGCGGCAAGCCGAGCTCGTTCAGGGCGTTCAGGCCGTTCTGTCTCAGATGCAAATCGAGCTGACACGCCTGGCCGAAAATGACCGGCGGCAAACCGAGATCCTTTCGCAAATGCTGGCACGCTGCGAAGCCTGCACAGCTCACCACTGAACCCCGTCTCTCTTTTTTGGAGTTGTTGCCAATGACGATTTACCGCCGCCAGCTGCCTCTCGAAATCCGCGGAATCAAGCTCGAGACTCGAGCCGCTGGAGATGGAAAGGAAACCGGGCTCCCGATGATCCGAGGGACGGCCGCGGTTTATTACTCCGAATCGGACAAGGCCGGCACTCAATACCGCCTCTGGTCCGATGTGTTCGAACGGATCCGGCCGGGAGCGTTCGACAAGGCCGTTGGGCGTGATGACGTTCGAGCACTTCAGAACCATGACCCTCGAATGATCCTCGGCCGCTCAGTCTCACAAACGCTCACGCTCTCACTCGAGGCCTATGGCCTGGACTATCTGATCGACACGCCGGACACTCAGGCCGGCCGCGACACTGTGATTGCGATTCAGCGCAAAGACATCACAGGGAGCTCGTTTGCGTTTCGTGTTGAAACCGGCGGCGAGGCCTGGAGCGAAGAGAAAACCGCCGAGGGCGTTCCGTACTATGTCCGCGACGTGACAGCGGTTGAGCTGTTCGACGTTGGGCCGGTCACGTATCCCGCCTACACGGCAACGGCCGCCGGCACTCGCTCGGCGTTTCCATGTGTCGCCACGTTCGAGACTCGCGGCGGCGATTCTCCGGCCGAGCTGGTCGAGGTTCGCAAAAGTCTGGACCACTGGATCCGAACAAACTACTACGAACCGCAGGCCCGCGAGCGAATTCTGAAGCTCGCTCAGGCTGTTGCCTCGCTCTGAAACGCCCCCCGGAAATCTCCGGTTTCCCGCCCTACACGGACGGGATTTTTTTTGCCCTGTTGCAAGGCTCCGGCGCTGCGACGATCTTGGAACCGACATGCTCAGGGGCCAGCCGTGCCAACGTGTCCGCCCAGTCGGACCCGCTAAGCCTGGCCACTGTTCGCCGCAAGGCGATTCTCCCGCGCAGCTGCTGCCCAGTTCAGACAGCTCGAGGCGAAACGCGACCCGTTTTTTCCGAGCTGCCGTTGGCACGTCCCCGGCACATTTTCACCACCCGCGAAAGGATTCGCACCGATGGCAATTAATACCCTCAAGGCCCTGAAGGAACGCCGAGCCGCAGCTGTTGAAGCTATGCAGGCGGCAATGGTAAAGCTCCGAGCCAACTCCGGCGACACTGAGGCCCGCGGCGCGTTCGACAAGGCGAACGAGGAATTCAACAAGCTGAAGCAGCAAATCGACGATGAGGAGCGAATCGCCCAGGTTGAAGCCGAAGCGCGACTGGCCGGAGCTCCGGACAGAACGTTCGGAACTCGCACCGAATCGGACGACATCATCGCGAACCTCGACAGCTCGAAGTATTCCGTTCTCCGAGCACTCGACCAGATTGCCGAGGGCCGCGAGGTGAAAGGGTACGAGGGCGAAATCAGCCAGGAACTGAACAAGCGATTCGGAACCGCCGCACAGGGTTTCCGAATCCCTCTCAATCTCCGAATGAGTGCAGGCCCTGAACGCCGAGACTTGACCACCTCAACTGGATCGGGTTACCTCGCCGTTGTTCAGGCTCATGACACGATCATTGGAGCACTTCGCAACCGAGTTGTCACCGCTCGACTCGGAGCCACGGTTCTCTCCGATATGGTGGGAACGTTCGAAATTCCGAAAGTCACTGGCGACGTGACGATGACGTGGGGCGGTGAATCGGCCTCAGTCGGTTCGAGCAACTCAACCGTTGGAAAGGTGACCTTTGCACCGACCACCGTTGGGGCCAAGTCGATCGTCTCGCGACGTTTCCGCAAGCAGACGTCCATTGACGCCGAGAACTTCCAGCGCGGCGAAATCATGAAAGCTCTCGCCGTTGCTCTGGACTACGGAGCAATCGCCGGCAGCGGCGCAAGCAATCAGCCAACCGGACTGATCAACAACGTCTCAACCAACCTGATTGCCCTTGGCACCAACGGGGCGAATCTGGCGTGGGCTGACGTTGTGAACTTTGAAACGCTGGTCGCGAACCTGAACGCCTCTAAGCCAGAATCTATAGTGAGTCGTATTATAATTACG